CAAAAAAAAGAAAAAGAAGAAAAGTACCAAAAGATAAAGCAACTGATCTACCTAAAAAATACCTATCAGGATTAAAGGGTGGTAAGAGATCAGCTAGAGCAAGTCTTATTAAGGCTATGTCAGAAGCTTATAAAAAAGGTCAAAGAATACCAAGATCAATGTTTTTAGCGAGGTACAAATAATGGCTGTAAGAAGACGACCACTATCTGCAAGAGTTATTTCTACACTTAGAGCAAAAGCAAAGAATAGAAAGAATATTACATTAGGTATGCTGAAGAAAGTATATCGTAGAGGACAAGGTGCTTTTTTATCATCAGGTTCAAGACCACGAACATCGATGGCTAGTTGGAGTATGGGGCGTGTAAATTCCTTTTTGCGAGGAAGCAGAAAACATGATACTGATTTAAGAAGAAAACGAAAAAAAAGATAATGAAAACTAATAAAGAAAAATTTGTAGAGATAGATGGAAGAATCAAATTAGTAAATCAGAAGATTGATTTAATAATTAAAAACCATCTTCATCACATGAAAAAAGACATTGATAGAATTTTATATTCTCTTGGTGCAATCGGTTTATTGGTTTTAGGTCAATTACTTTACTTACTCACGAAATAGTTGTATAGATCAGTAATGATCTACAATTCAGTTTTGATAATTTCAGATACTCATTTGCCATTCGCTGTTCCTGAGTTGATACCATTTCTTAAATTATTAAAAAAAAAATATAAACCTGACAGAGTAATACATATTGGAGATGAAGTAGATAAACACGCTATGTCATTTCACGATAGCGACCCTGATCTTCCTAGTGCTGGAGATGAACTAAGAATATCTTTACCATTAATAAAAGAACTAGAAAAACTTTTTCCAAAAATGGATTTATTGGACTCTAATCATGGAAGCTTAGTTTATAGACGAGCATTGAAACATGGAATACCAAAAGCTTATTTAAGAGATTACAACGAATTTTTAGAAGTAGGTAAGGGCTGGAAATGGCACGATGATTTAACAATAGATACACCTTTGGGGAAAGTTTATTTTTGTCATGGTAAAACAGCAGATGTACTTAAATTAGCACAATCAATGGGTATGTCATGTGTTCAGGGTCATTATCATAGTTCTATGGGTGTAAGATATTATGGTAATAGCTTGGGTCTCTATTTTGGGCTTCAAGTAGGTTGTATGATAGATTCTAAGAGTTTGGCATTTAGATATAACAAAGTACAGAAAGCTAGACCAATTATAGGGTGTTCGGTCATATATAATGGATTACCCATAATTGAGCCTTTTATTAAAGATAAGTCAGGAAAATGGGTCGGAAAGCTACTTTAAAGGCACAGAGAGACACAGAGAGGGCTACTAAAAGACAAATAGGTGGCAACCATTATAAGCTTCCAATAAGCCCTTTAAAATTTATATTAGCAAATAAGCTTAACTTTGTAGATGGCAATATAGTTAAATATGCTGTCAGAAATAAAGATGGAGAAACCTTAGAGCAAAAGTACAATAAGATAATACATTATGCTGAACTTGGTAAAGAATTGTTGAAAAATAAAAAATAAGTAATATTACGAATGAATGAAACTAGCATATTTAATTTATTCAATTCTTGTAGTATATTGGACAACATTAATATTTTTAACAAATAATTATTTATGATATTTAGTATATTAAATAATCCGATAACAAAACTAGCAGTTGGTAAAGTTACAGATCATTTCAAACATAGAGCAGAAAAAGTAAAAACAATAAGAGCCGCAGAAATAGAAGCCGCTAAAGATGTTGATATTACAAGAATAAAAAGCCAAGATAAAAGTTGGAAAGATGAAATATTAATGGTTTGGCTTATTGCTATGCTTTCTACAGGCTGGTTTGAAGATACTAGAGATAACTTTGAAGAATGGGTAAGAATAATTAACGATTTACCTGACTCAGTATGGTACTTAGTTATTATTGTATTTACAGCAACATTTTCTACTAAGATGACAGATAAGGTTTTAAACAGAAACAAAAAGAAGTAATATGTCCGAATGGACATTGATGCAGTAATTATAGAAGTAGAATTTCAGTTGGAATCCGATTATCAACCATTTGGACATTTTGTTTGTTTAAGGTTTGTTGATCTTCTTCCAAATAGAAATAAATTAAATTCTTTAATTAAAGATATGTCGAGATACCCTGATGTAAGATTGGTTGATTATAATTATATTGTAAAACCAATAGATGAAACAACAGATATTTCAGGATTAGATATTACAAAACACTAGCGACCCACCAAGTCTCCCTGATGGGTCTATCTTTATGTAATGTAATTAAACCTTAGGGAGCAATATCAACATAAAGAATTTTGTTATCCATCTTGCTTACCAGCAAGTGTTAAATCTCTTTTTACTTCTGTTTGTCTAACAGATAAGTAACGATCTAAATTATTATACATAAGCTTTGCTTTTATTAGTTGGCTTTCAGCATGGGCATAGCTTTTTATTATTGTTTCATACTCAGGGTCAGTTCTAGCTTTATGTTCTGCTTCTCCAACTGTTTTTGTATCAAGTTTGTATTTTAAGAAAAGTTTGCTAAATACTGCTTTCTTACCCTCGTCTAATAAAATAACTTTCTCAGCCCACTCTGACCAATCATTAGAAGCTTCTGTCATTTTTCTATAAGCTTCTTTGCTATTTAAGTTCATTGTTTCCATTTCATCTCCTGTTGTATTACATATCTAAAAATACCTGTGGATGGGTCAAAGTCTATTTTAGAACATCCTATTAATAACAATAAAACAATAATTGATATTACAGCTATAACAAATTTATAAACTAACTTTGTATATTTACGATGTATAGGATAACCAAATATAATCATGGGTAAGACAACATTTCTTTAGCATCTTTTTTTAAATCTTGTATCTGTTTTGCTAATTTTTTATTATCTTCTTTTACTTCATCTAATTCTTTTCTAAGACTACCATTTAATTCTCTATGACTATTATTAGCATTTGTCATAGCTGTCATTTCAGCATCTTTCATATCAATAATATTTTTTAAATTATTTACTATGCTGTTAAGTGTTTCTATTTCTCTATCTTTAGTTTCTAATTGTTTGGTAAGGTCTAATTTCCCTCTATCATCTTTTGTCATTAAAACTCCTCTTTAAAGTGTTGGGCAGTAGAGAGAGAAAACCACCCAACACATAACCTAAAAGTATATGTTATGAAAATATTATACTTAAACTGCTTACGCATTAATTTCTCTCTATCATAAAATTTATAAAAATCATAACGAATCATTTGTATCTGATTTGCTTTGATTTGAAAAACATTAAATATTCTATTGTGAATTGTATCTTATCTTAAATAAGCTAGGTTTTAAGCGATTATTTTATGGGTTGTAATTCAACCAAAAGTATGAACATAATAAGACATTATGAAAAAAACTTATACTTACAACGAACTAAAAGGTTTCATCAATGAGGAACTAGAAAACTTTAATCATATCATTGAAAGCAAACATATTTTTAATGCAGAGTTTAACAAGTACAGAAAATTTTTTAAATGGATTACTAAAAAAGTAAGCTATGTAAAAGATGATAAGTACGATCACAATACTTCAAAATGGATTCCTTACAAAAGACCAATACATCCAGCTTTTGATACTTACACAAATTATTCAGGAATAAGAATAGAACTTACAAAAGAAAATGTTGTTGATTTAAACATGACTCAACTTTACAAAGATTTTCCTAATCTTAAAAAAGATCAAGAGTTATTGTTATCTTTAAAACCAAATGTAAGATCAGGTAAAAGACCAAAAAATTTAGAAAAAGATTACGAAGCTGAAAGATTAAGAAAAGCACAATTAGAAGATAAAGCTACTTGTGGAATCTGCCATGACTATTGGGAGCAAGTTGATATGAATGGTCAAAAAAATATTATTGCAGATCATGGTTTCTTTATTGGTTTTGGTCAAAGAAACAATGTTTGTTTTGGTGCTAGATTTCATGCTTGGGAAAAATCTCCTGAGTCTAAAATAGAATATGTAAAACAAATTCTAAAACCATTATTGAAATCTGTTTTAGAAGAAAAGCCTGATGTAAGTGTTGCTCATGCTTTAGTAAAAAGAGTAGAAGATTATTTTAAAGCACAAGAAGAATACAGAAACTTACCTAATGGTATGGCATACAAATATAGACAACAAGAAAGAGACTCAGGTAAATACTTTGCAAAATTTGTAAAAGACGAAACTTGCCCTGAGGATATTAAAAAAGTTCATGCAATCAAAGAAAGAATGTCGAGACCATCAATTATGTTTTCAGGACAACAAGTTGGAACACCTATCACATTAAACACTAAAGAAATTACATTACCTTATGTTACAAAAATTTGGTCTGATTACAAAGACCGAATACAAGCTGATATTGACAGATTCCAAACAGCTATAAAAAATTGGAAACTACAACCAACACCAAAGGAGAGAGCAAATGGATAAACAACAAATAAGCGATCTACATTTAGCACAAGGAGAAGCTTGTGCAAAAGCTTACCCATCAAACAAAGCAAAAGGTTTGATTGATGAAAATGATTTAGTAAATTTTAATGGAGAGAAAGTTCCATACTATTTATTGAATCCTGAACTTACAGCTTTTAATGAGCCAAGAAGTAAAGCACCACATGATAGTGATGAGTGGTGGTTTGGCTTTTTAAAAAAACATAATATGATTGATTATGGAGATAAACCTAAAACAAATATCTTTGACAGCATTGTTGAATTTATTGTTGATAAGGAGAGAGAGTATAAATCTGAAGTAATCAATTATGTTAAGTCTAAAGACCAAATGGTCAAAACCAATGCTATTTCAAATCAGATAAAAAAGATGATTGATAATGGAATTTTAGAATCTGTTTCTCAATCAGGACAATCTGTTTTATCTAAAGGCAGATATTGGAATACGCATATTAACCTAAAAGGAGACAAATAATGTCAAAAGAAAATGTTAAATCTAAATTGTTAAGTCAAGCAATTAAAGAAATGCAAAACCACAATGCTAGGATTGGTGCAGAAAAAGTAATTCAACAAGCTATTGATTATGGTATCGAAAAAGAGACACCAAAATTAAAAGATGATGAAATGCTTTCTGTAAAGGTTTCAAAAATTCCTAATATTGGATTTAAAGTTGATGTTCTAAGAGTCAAAAAGGAGAGTAAAAATGACTAAATTAATTTTATCAATTAAGACTAGAAATAAGTCATTTAATTTGCTAGAACAAGTTTATAAAGACTTTGGGGTGGTTTTCCATCCCAAAGCTACTGTTAAATCAGTAGAAAACTTTATAAAGGAGAAAGCTGATGGAAAAAGCACTTCCGAAGCTTCAAG